AGCCTTCCGAACTCGTGAATTGTCTCTCCGCTGTATTCACCTTGATGATCGTCACTGCTGCCCTCCCCAGGACTCGATTTCGTTGACTAAACCCTCTACAAGGGCTTCTGTACCGAAGATTGCGACCTGGTCCGCCAGGTCGTATTCGTAGAGCATTCCCATCAGTCTTCGTCTTTCTCTTCGTAGACGTAGTCATGGATGTCTTCGTACCGGAACTCGTCTCCCCAATCGAAGGGGTCTTCAGGTCCCATCACGTAATCCTTTCGAGCAGAGCTTGTTTGCCTCGTGTGATCACGAGGTCATTGACATCGGAACCGGTGGGCATCGGAACGACCCGGGCGTTCGGTAGCGTTTTCGCTACCGTCTCGGCGAACTGCATCCCGGGTTCGTCTCCGTCCGCGAGGACATAGACCGTTCGATAGCCCAGAAAAGGCTCTCGGAAATACGATCTCCACGCTTGCGCGCCCGGAACCCCGACAGCGGGTATCCCACAGACTTGAGCAGTGATCGCGTCTATCTCTCCTTCGGTGATGGCGATGACCGGGGACTTCTGAAGCAGCGCCAGCGTGTTGTAAAGCCGGGGCCTATCGCCGGCTACGGTCAGGTACTTGCCCCCTGAGCCGGGTGTGATACGCCGGAAACGGATAGAGACGACAACGCCTTTCGGGCGCAGATACGGGATCGCCAGCATTCCTTGGTATTGGCTATGTCCAGGGAGTGGATCTTCCGCGTAGCCCAACATGAACTTGTCGACTTCGTCCCGGATCGACGGGGAGGTCAGACCCCTCGTCGCTAAATAGTCGCCGCCCCGGCTTCCGGGCAGGCTCTGCCTGTACTTCTGTGTAGCGTCCAGGAGAAAGCGTCTCTGCGATTCGCTTTGCATCGGCGTACGAAACTCCTTCTCGTTCTTTGATGATTCGGACAGCGGATCCTCCTACCGAGCAGCCCAGACACCGGAATGCGTTGAACCGATAGGAGACCCCGGCAGAGGCGACTCCGTCGCCGTGGAAAGGGCATAAAGCGCGAACCCAGTCACGACCGTTATCCTCCGGGGGATCCCACTCTGGGTGATAACGCTGGATTACTTTCACAATCAGGGATTCAGACACCGGGACCCCTCGATATATTCGGCAGCTTTACGCATGACCTCCGGGCTGTCCTTGAAATAGCCCAGGCCGGTGTTGCAGTTGGCGCATAGCGCACCCCGGACTTTGCCAGTCGTGTGGCAGTGATCTATGTGGAACTTCCGTCTTCGATCCTTTGGGTCGGTTGTCCCGCATATGGCACACCTTTCGGCAAACCAGTAAGCGTTGGCCTCCTCAAGAGTCAGCCCATACTTCCTGGACGCCCACGAACGCTGCTCCCACTCCAGATTCCTGGATTCACGACTCCGCTTGCGAGAGCAGTCCTTACAGTCGGGCCGGAACACCGCAGAGCCATCTAATCGACGGCCATTTGTGTAGAACTCTGTACCTGGTTTAGCCACACCGCACTTAGTGCAGGTCTTCACAGCATCACCTCGTAGACGATGACGCTTTCGACCTTTACGCCTTGGGCCTCGACGGATTCCCGGATCAGCTCCTCTAGCTGATCCTCGTCCAGAGTCGGTTCGAGAAGGAACGCTTGGACGCGGTATCGCTTCCTCATGCTTCACCTCCGATCTGGTTCTGTGTCAAGTCCGGGACATGGATCGGTGCTGCTAGTCCAGCAGAGCTGGACGACGCCCCGCTCCCGTCGAAGACGGGAGCTACCCGCTCCCCGATAACGTCTACCGCAGGCGGGAACAACAGGTAGATGATCGCTCTAGCGAGCGCCATCACGCAGTCCCTCAGATGCCCCAGCACGTTTCGATTGCACGGCGTGCAAAGCAATCCCCGGACGATCCCGGTCTCGTGGCAGTGATCTACCGAGAGCCGCTTACGCTTACCGGTGGCTCGCTGGCAGATGTAGCAGCAGCCATTTTGGTGCTCGTAGATTCGCCAGTATTCCTCGACGGTGATCCCGTAAGTGACCAGCAGACGCTGGCCCCACGTCATGTCCTTCCGGGTGTTCCGTTTCAACCGGTGGTGGGTGGCACACCTCGGCCCCGGGTGCGGGGCCTTACGCTTCGCCGGAATACCCTCGGCTACGCAGTCGATGCACGGTTTCCGGTTGGCTACGACGTTGTTCGGCGGGTACCTACGCGCTGTCACCGCTTCTCCAAGAGAATGAACGAGAACAACACAGCGCAGTACACCGCGATGCCGATAGACGCGGCTAACTGGTCGCTCATGCGACCAGCTCCTCGATCGCTAGCGCGATCAGCTCCCCGCCTAGGTCCGGGTCCGAGACCATCCACGAGTGGAAAGCTCCGTCGATGGTGTAGAGGTCGGCGTCGGCTAAGTCAGCCGCCGAGATAGCGGCTGCGAGAGGCACGATCTGGTCCAGCTCGCCGTGGATGATCGCGGTAGGGACGTTGAACCGGTCCAGCAGCGGGAGCAGCGGGACGGTGTCAGCGAGCATCAGCGCGTACGCCGCCCGCACGAACCGGAACCCTGTGACAGACGCCCGAAGCGTCTTAATCAGCCTCAGACCCTCTCTAAGCGAACGGATCTCCGCTGCGCGGTATCCATCCCCGACTACGTCGATGACGGCTCCAGCGAGCTTCTGGACGGCTGTAATAACGATCCTCGGATGCCTACCCACCCGGATGCCCGCGTGGTGCTCCGCGCCGGCTGCCGCATCCAAAAGGACTACCGCTTTGACGGCTTCAGGCGACATCGTCGCCAGCTCCACGACCAAGCCGCCTCCCATCGAGTGACCGACCCAGACGGCTTGTTCTATGTCAAGTTCTCCTGCTGCTTCGCCGATGACCAGAGCCATGTCCTCGATCGTGTGGCCCCACGGCAAGGAGCCTGAGCGACCGTGGTTCGGGGCGTCGATACCGATCACCCGGTAGCCCCGGTGGGCCAGCTCGATCAACAACTCCTCGTAAGCGAGAGCGGACACCGAGAGCCCGTGCAGAAACACCAGCGGTGTTCCTTCTCCGACTTCGGAGACGCCTACCCGGAACCCGTCCGGGAGGGTTATTACCTTGTGCTTGAGCTTCATAAGAGAATCCCAACTAGCAGAAACGCCAGAACGAACGAGATAGCGAGAGTGGCAACCGGATGGTCCTCGACCATCCAGAGCAGAAAGGTCACGCCGCAATCCAGCGTTGCGCTGCCCGGTCTACGTTGAAGCCGCTGACGTTCTGCGCCAGCGGGAACCGCAGCCCCAGCCGGGTCCGCTTGGTCTGGACGACTACTTCTTTGCCGTCTGCGTCCCGCTCCAGCACTTTGTGGGTCAACGAGACCGGGGTGGTCTCGATCAACCCAGCCAGGATCTGCTGGTGCAAGAGGTTGGCCTTTTGAGTGGGCTTAGGCATAGCGGTTTCCTTTCGTTCTGTCGCTACCCAGCGAAGCTGGGGACGCTCTCGGAACGGGACTTCGTCCCGTTCTATGTCAAGTAATCGTGCAAAGAAAAGTGCCGAGAATGTAGCCTTACGTTAAGTAGTGAAGTTGTGAGCGATGGTCTTCCACAATTCGCGTAATGCCCGGCTGACCTCTGTACCGACTGCCTCGGACAACTCTTCCCATCTCTGGTCATCGTCGGTCTGGTACTCGTCAACCTCGCTTGGTTCCAGCACGTTTCCGAGAATGTCCGAGAGGTCGTAGGTGTCGAAGTGATAGAGCAGCACGTCTTGCAAGACGCGGCCTACGAGTGCTTGGGGGGCTTCCATTTCTGGGTGTTTCCTCTCTACCGATAATCGTGCGGAGTGTTAACTCGCCGCTCGTTCTCTGTCTCGTATCTGCATGTTGTCCCCGACCCACGACAACTCGACGTAGTCGAGCCCGGACGGGTCCTCTCTGCCGGCCCGATTCTTCACCGTAGACACCCGCAGCGTGTCCGCTCCGAACGTCTCCCGGCCCCGGTGCAACGTCAGGATCATCTCGGGAACCCGCGAGATCTGGCCTTTCACCCCGGACATCGGGATAGGCCGGTCCGCGTCGTTGTACTGGCCCTGGACGTGGTGCAGACCGACGACGCAGGCACCGGACTTGCGAGCCATATCGTGCAGGTACTCCATCAGCGCTTCCAACCCGGCGAAAGGGTCGTCGTCGTTGTCTCCTCCGAATCG